TGCTGAGAAAAACATTCCTAGCTGAGGATGACGGATCTGGATTACCTGTTACACAGGCAGGGTCTGCATTCAACTCAGGAGACATGTGTTACAACATAGATTGGGCACCAGGTCAAGCACTTGGTTGGATTTATGATGCAGGCACATGGTATAAGTTTGGTTTGAGTGATACTACACCCATCACATCAAATCGTTATAGTGGCGTCACACACTATGGTGTTGGTATAGCACCTGATGCTACAAATAGAATGAAGATTGGTGGTAACTTCTACATCGATGGCAACCTTGATGTATCGGGTAACTATGGATCAGCAGATAAGTATACACTTGCAACTGGTTTAGCAAACTCTAACAACGGCACAACATATAGTGGCGATGGAGCAACTGCAACCTTTGCTATATCTGCAGGTCATACTTCATACTCACTCTTGGTATTCCTTAATGGAGTATGTCAAGTGCCAGGTGTTGATTATCAAGTGAGTGGAAACTCAGTTGACTTCTCTATAGGTACAGTGCCTCAAACAGGAGACACTATACATGTAAGAGAATTGGTTATCTAAATAAAATATCGAGAGGAAGTAGATGTCTACTAAGATTAATGGTAATCAGATTGACGCTGCCACAAGAGCAATTATTACTGCTCTAACTGTGACAGAGCAGATCAACCTGCCTTCCCTTACTCAAACAGCAATTAATGGTCTCGGTACACCTGCCTTTGGTACTTTGGTTTATAATGCAACCGAAGACATGGCACAGATTTATCTTCAAGATGCTGCACAGGGTGTGCCAGGTTGGGACGACGTAGGTGGTGGAGGACCTTCTGTTGGAGAGGATTCTATCATTCGTACAAATGGTCCTACAATCGGTGAGAGTTTAACAATAGGACCTACAGCAAATGGTGGAGTTGAATTCACCAATGGTTTTACAGCAGGTCCTGTGCAGGTCGCAAGTGGATATACAGTTACTATTGAAAATGGTGCATCATGGTTTATTCTTGGTGGAGAAGAGAATGACCTAAAAGAAGGAGAGGTTGTGCAGGCAAAGTTTGCATCAACACCCCCAGATCGCTATCTAATTAGAAACAATAATTTAGTGCAGATACCTAACCTCGAAGTATCGATTGCACCTACACATACAAACTCTAAAATTGTATTGATCGCAATGATTACAGGTAATGCTAGACACGTTACGTCATTTGGTTTCTTCCGTGATGGTAACCTAATTACTAGTGGACTTAATGGAAACAGCAACGTTGGTAGTGGATCTGTAGCGACTACATACACTGGTGACGACACTAGTGATCATATGTATTCGTGGCCAGTGCACTACCATGATACACCTGGCACCACAAACGCAGTTACATATACTGTTGGTGCATCTGCATCATGGGGTGGGTCGATAAGAGATCTCTATATAAATGATAGATCTAGCAATGACATGAGAAGTGTCAGCACACTTTTAGCACTAGAGGTGAGAGGTAACTAATGATTGAATCAGATTGGAAAAAGTTTTGTGAAAGAGTAAGGGATAAGCAAACCATTGCTCAAGATGAGGTTGTAATTAAGGAAGCAATCGAAGCATTGCATCCTGGTCAATCATATACAATGACAAACATTGATCCTTATAGAATAGTATTTGGAGATAGTAGAGAATATGATCCAGTTGCAATTCTAACTAAAGTCAAAGAGATGAATTACACCGTCACTAACTTTAGACCTACAACAAATGAATTGCTTGACAAAATATGGAAAGACATAGACGCAGGTACGCTAAATACCTCTGGGTCTTTCTATGAAGCACTGAAACCCTTTATAAGTTAACATGGCACTATTAAGAGTAAATACAATTCAAGATACGTCAGGTGTTAATGGTTTTAGTATCACTAACACTACCATCTCGATCAATGGTACATTGACTGTTAGTGATTTAGTAGTAAACGGAGTTATCTCTGGATCATCATCTTATATTGTACCGTCACAGTCGGGTCAAGGTGGAAAGTTTATGACTACTGATGGATCTAATCCGTCATGGTCAGCATTGACAACAAGATCTGGAATCAGATCAATGTCAGTGTTTACTGGTAATGGCACATGGTCTAGACCAAATGATTGTAAAAACATCATGGTAACATGTGTTGGAGCAGGTGGTGGAGGATCAGGTTATTGTGAAGCAGGTGGTGCAGGCGGTATGTCACAACGTCAAGTTGATGTGACAAACGTTTCATCTGTATCAGTAACAGTAGGAAATCCTGGTGGTGGCACAAACTACTCAGGATGTGGTGGTAATGGAAACACATCTTCATTTGGTAGTTATTGCTCTGCTAGTGGTGGATATGGTGCTAACTGTCGTCAGCAACACGCAGGCGGATTGGAGGCAATGGCTCAGGTGGTAACCTAAACGTCCATGGAGGTGGTGGTAATGGTCATGGATCTCATCACTCATATGGTAACCACGCAGGTGGTAGATCATACTATGGTGGATCACAACCCTCATCACACAACCAAAGTAATTACTCTCATAGACACGAAGGTCATGCTGCATGGGGAGCAGGTGGAAATGGATCACAGCACAGCAACAGAGGTGCTAGTGGTAGACAAGGTGTGGTAGTAGTCCACGAATATTATGGCTAAATAACTAAGATTCTTTCAACAAACCAATGAAAAAAGCAATTATCCACGGTGAGTCTGGAATGATCACCGACATATGTGAAGAAGGAGATGAATTTCAGATCTACGATGGTGCTGATGCAACATTGAAGTGGATGGAAGTCCCTGACGACACAACTAATGAGCACCGTATGGTCAATGGTGTTATCTACCCACGCTCAGAGCTAGAAAATCAGGCAGAAGCATATCTTGTTGCTCGCACGATTGCCTATGGTTCTGTGGGAGAGCAATTAGATATGATCTATAAAGACCAAGTTAATGGCACAACAACATTTAAAGACCATGTTGCATCTGTAAAAGCAAATGTGCCTAGTCCAAGTAGTGCACCTGCATTTACAGAGGATGTTAAAAAAGTACAAGTAGAAGGTAGAATGGCTTGGGATCCCTATCCAAGTTAAGAATAGTATGCTATAATCTATAGTATGAAGATTTACATTATTGGTGGTGGGTCATCTGGATGGATGACAGCAACCACAATGCTGACAAAATTTCCCGAAGCAAAAATTACAGTCGTAGAGTCGCCTGATGTGCCCCCTGTGGGTGTAGGTGAGTCTACGACTCAGTATTTTAGGATATGGGCAGAATATGTAGGACTCAAAGATGAAGAGTGGATGCCTGCATGTGATGCCACATATAAGATTAGTGTAAGGTTTAGTGGTTTCCATGACGTAGATGATACACCATGGCAGTATCCATTTGGCACACCTAACATAAATCTACCTCATCCTGACGTATGGTTTTGGAATCAATATAAGAAAGGTTGGAGTAACGATAAATTTGCCAGAGATTATTGGGTGTCAGCAGAATGTGCAGAGCATAACCTGTTACCTATCAAGCATCCTGGTTTTAATATTAAAAAGAATACTGGTTTTCATTTCGATGCAGTAAAGTTTGCTAACTGGTTAAGAGATAATAAATGCCAGAGTGTTAACAGAATTATAGGTAGAGTAGATGATTTTGAAAGGATAGGAGACGATATAAAATATCTATGGATAGATGAGAAACAACACGAGGCAGATTTATATTTTGATTGCACAGGATTTACATCTCTACTCAACAATTCTGAGTGGTTAGATTATAGTGACTGGTTACCAAATGATACAGCATGGGTCACACGTCTAGATTATAAAAATGATATTCTAAAGAAAGATATGCTCAAATCATATACACAGTGCACAGCATTGAGTAGTGGTTGGGTCTGGACAGTGCCCACATTTGCCAGAATTGGGACAGGATATGTATTTTCTAGTAAGTTTCAAGATCATCAAAGTGCATTAACAGAGTTTTCAAGATTTCTTAAGTATGACACCGATGGTTTTAGAAAGATACATTTTAAGACAGGAAGGAAGAAAGAGATATGGTGTGGTAATGTAGTGTCTATTGGTTTATCAGGAGGTTTCATAGAGCCATTAGAATCTAATGGTTTATTATCAGTGCATGAATTCTTAATGAAATTCTGTAGGATGTGGAAACCGAATACCACTCAAATGATGAGAGATACATATAACAAGGCAGTATCATTCGCATTCGATGGCTTTGCAAGTTTCGTTGCTCTTCATTATGCTCTTACTCAACGTAGGGATTCTCCTTATTGGAGACATGTCTCAAGTATTAGATATCCTGATGAGGGCATGATAGAGGCAGCTAAGATTACAATGTTAGAAGAGTCACATAATTTTGCCAGTAAATTAGATTGGCGAAATGCAGCAGGAGATTCACTATTTTGTGTCATGGCAGGTCATGGATGGAATCCATTTAATGATGTCATTGAAAGTGAGATCCTATTTCATGGTGGAATACCTGATGACTCACATCTAAACAGTTGGACACATGAATGGAATCATGGTAGACTAGGAGTCAATCCGTTAGAATATTATAACAGGACATTGTATGCAGTATAGATCATTTTGTATCATAGGTGGTGGGTCATCTGGATGGATGTCTGCAGCAACATTGAAAACAGCATACCCAGAGTGTGAGGTCAGTCTCATACAACCTGAGGGTAGAAAGATTATTGGTGTAGGAGAATCTACCTTAGGACATATTAATAGGTTTTTTAGATTTCTCGGATTAAAAGATAAAGAGTGGATGCCATATTGTAATGCCACATATAAATCATCAATCGCATTTAAAAATTTTAGAGATAATGAAGGTGAGAGATTTCAATATCCATTTGGACGTTGCCATCACCGAGATTACATGTCATTCTTTGAGTTGCAGGTGAGATATCCTCACCTATATCCACCAGAGGAGTTTGCACGTTTCTTTAATCCTAATACAATATTGTCAGAAGAAAATAAAATGACTTCTGAATTCATTTCTAATGAAATGCAAAATTGGAATTTTCACCAGGATACAGCATATCACATGGATAGTGAAAAGTTTGGTGAATTTTTGAGTCACCGCTATCCTGATGTGAAAGTATATACAGGTAACGTAATCAATGCCACTCGTGATGAGACTGGTAATGTAATCACTATGAATACAGATAGTGGAGATAGAATCATGGCAGATCTCTACATTGATTGCACAGGTTTCAAATCTCTGATCCTAGAAAAAATTATGGGATCTAAGTTTGTATCATTCAATGATGTGTTGTTTAATGACACAGCATGGGCAGCTAAGATCCAGTATTCGGATCGTGAAAATCAGATGGATAACTACACAGATTGTGTAGCAATGTCTAATGGATGGTCATGGAATATACCATTGTGGGACAGAGTGGGAGCAGGATATGTATTCAGTAGAAAATATATTGACCCTGAGATAGCACAGGCAGAATTCATGAGTTATATAGCAAAACGATATTCGCCCAAAATTGCCGATAATGCTGATTATCGCCTGATTAATATAAGACATGGTAAGAGAGAGAAAGCATGGGTCAATAATGTTGTAGGAATAGGTTTAGCCTATGGTTTCCTCGAGCCACTAGAATCTACTGGACTCATGACCACACATGAGAATCTAATGTATCTTGTGGACACACTTAAACGTCGTAAGAAAGTAACTAAAATAGATATTGACAGTTATAATTACACAGTAGATCATGCAATAGAGTCTATGAAATACTTTATTGGCATGCATTATGTGTTATCTCAACGTGATGACACACAGTATTGGAAGGATGCTACTCTTAATACAGCATTATTCAGCAATCATGACTTAACACAATACATGAATGATTGCCTTTCATGGCATTCTATGCTAGAATCACGAAGGGAATACTTCCAATTATATGAGGGTCTCAGAAAGAATTTCTGGACTACAGATAAATTTGAAGGACTAATTTATATTGCAGCAGGTCAATCATTTAGACCTATTAACGAGCATAATGTTAATGAAGCACATTTTATCTACCCTCGTCGTAGAGGAGAGGTAGAGCAAGTGCATCAAGATTGGCAACGTGATCGTGAAGCAATATATAATCAAGTAGATAAACTACCAACTCACTATGAGTATCTAAGAGATAACATTTATGCCTAACTTGTGGAAGAAAATTAAAGGTAAATTCCAAAAACCTTGGATAAGATTTTATTCAATGGATGCAGGTGTTGCAGAATTTTATCCCCTATACCCATCACAGAAGTTGAAGCGTCAATGGAGAATCAATGTATTAAAAGAGCAACATAAAAACAAGAGCGATTGCCCTGTTTTGGCACTCAAAGAAACATTTGATAATCTGAAGATGCAAGATAATGGCATCAAGGAGCATGCAGCAACTTGCCCTGCTATTACTCAGATCATGGATAGTGGTTGGATTTTGCCTGCACCTGCAGATTTTGCCATTCGTCCTGACAAAGAGAAAGGGACATTCCAATGGGTAACACGTCAGTTATTTGTTGGAGGTAAATATGTTACCTCGCATATTGAGAGACAAACTGATGGAATGCGTGATCTAGTTAACAAAGCACAACCTACCTTAGGGCAGGTAGTTAAACTAGAGACACCTTGGAGAGTTATGGCACATCCCGATATTGTGATATTGCAGATCCCAGTATCATATAGTGATGACAAGCGATTTAGTGCACCTACAGGGATCGTTGATCCGTCATATTCATATGAAATCAACTTACAACTGTTTTGGCACGCAATGGATGGAGACGAAATAGTCACAGCAGGGACACCTTTATGTCAATGGATACCCATACCTAGAAAGTGGCTAGATACTAAGGAGTTTAGTGTTGTCATTGAAACAGCAAATGATGCAGACTACAAGGCAGAAAGAATGATGGATTATCTCAAGACTAAATCATTTATTGAGAATACCAAATTGAATGATCGTATCCAAGATCATAAGAAAATTAACTCACTTAACGAAAATCTAAAGAGGTTTGATTAATGGAAGCTAACAACTTAAATAGTGGCACTACAGAAGAGATACAACTCAATGAGTTGGCAGGTGTGTCGCCTGAGGAAAGACAAGGTATCTATTGTGATGATGATGGTAATCCTATTAAACTCACATATGATCAATTAGTCCAAGATTTTTGTGACCAACATAAAGATACACTAGCAGAGTATAAAAAGATGGGAGAGGCACTAGACAATATGTCATACTCATCTACCGTTACTCGTGTATCTCTCGAAGGATTACAAGAGAAGAAGGACAAACTCAACAAATTACAGGGAGCAGTAGAAGCACTATATCTCTATAAAATGCATGTTGACCCTAATGTAACTGACAAAGATTTTACATTTGAAGATTAAATGATTAAATGTGATTATTGGTTTCCTCGTGGTATATGGCACAAGGAAGACTGTGGACTTGATACTGATCATTTTAACGAATTTGCTACGGTGCATCGTGGATCAATGTCAGGTAGAAAAGCATCAAATGAGGGTGGATTCCAGTCATTTGACTGGGGTAGTGAAAGAATGCACACACTTAAACCACTATCTAACTTAACAGAAGCAGTTTATGATGTCGTAGATGTTGCATGTCAAGATTTAGGATTCAAAGACTATGGTATGTTATTGACAAATGGATGGTTAAATATAAATTCGCCAGGTGATCTTAATCACATACATTCACATCCTGGTGCAATGTTTGGTGGAGTTTATTATTCAAAGATACCTGATAAATCAGGTGGAATCACTTTTATGAGACCCTTTGATGAGTTACATAAATTTAGATCATGGGGCACAGGACATAACTATGATAATGGCACAAATCCATTAAATTATGAAGTAGCTGCATACGACCCTAAACCAGATCAGTTGTTTATATTTCCTGCAGACATGTTACATAAGGTCGAAACAAATAAAAGTAGTGAAGAGAGAATATCATATTCATTTAACATTACATTATACTCTAAGCATATTAATTATGGTAGTATCCAGAAGTCTATCGAATCTTTTAACAAAGACGTATCTGAATAGATTAATAGATACAATGACGTCAAGGGGATTTCCTTGGTATTTCCTACCACATGATGTTACGTTTGGTAGTGGATATAATTATCAGTTTGGTAACGTTAATCTCAATACTGATGACACCGATTTGAAATCGCCACCTAAACAAACTAGTGTGGGATGGACTCATGTATTATTTCATGATGGACAACCAGTCTCAAATTATTATGATCTCTTTATTCCTATCGTAGATACTATACAAGATAGGTTAGGACGTGGCACATTTGAATTGTTTAGATTAAGATTAGCAATGCTACATCATAATCATATTGTAGAAGATTATAATACACCACATACAGATCATGATAGTAAGCACATGACTGGTATATATTATTTCCACGATAGTGATGGAGATACTGTATTATTTGATCAATGCGATAACCCCAATGGAGACGTAAACAAACGTATCAATGATATATTTACACAGAATTACACAGTAGCAGAGAGACACAGACCAGAGGAAAATAAGTTTGTATTGTTTAATGGTAATAGATTCCACGCATCATCTAATCCAAAGATCAATCAGTATAGAATAGTATTGAATTTTAATTTTAGGGGGATGCCAAATGACATTCTTACTTCCGCTTAAATTATTTGATAGAAATTGGGATCAGGATTTGCCATATTATTATGAGCAAATCTTAGATAAGAAAGAGTGTGATGATATATGCACATGGAAAGATGTCGAATATTGCCTTAATTTGCCCAATTTCTTTGACATAGATGTAGTAAGTAAACATGAGATACAAAAGATAAACCCACAAAAGCATCCAAGATCGTGGGCAGGACAAGGATGGGAAGAGAAGAGCGAGCTATTTCATTTATTCAAAGAGGGACACACATTCATTATCAATAACTATTCATTTAGAAGTGAGAAGGTCATGGGTATGTTAGAGCAATGGTCTAAGATATTCTCAGGAGATAGTCAGTTTCAAATATATTGTGGGATGGGTCAGTCAAATAGTTTCTATATACATGAGGACTTGCCTAATAATTTCATAGTCCAGTTGAGAGGTAAAACTAAATGGAAAGTATTTAATGAGAGGAGAGCAACATTTGTTGCTCAAGCAACGCCAGGTGATGCACAGGTTGACTATGATAGTTTTACACCTGCCATAGATGTGGAGTTAAATGCAGGGGACGCATTATACATACCACCACGTTGTTATCATCAAGCACAACCAAGCGAAGAGAGAATATCTCTCAGCATCCCAGTCCACCACTACTCTTTATATCATGCTCACAGCATTACCAGACCAGTCGATTGGAAATGGTATAACATCTATTAATCCATATCCATTCATATTTCGATCACATTATAATCTCTCAGATATTTGGAAAGATATCAAGGGAGAGACGGATGTGTTTTTAGATTTTATAGAGAGTCCTAATTCAATATACAAAAACTCAGCACTAGAAGTTGGTGGTGTCTCGTCAGTTGGTAGATGTCGTCATGACCCCCCACATGGGTGGAGAGTATTTGATGATCTGACTAACAATCATATTCCTAGTATTGTTGATCAGGTTTGGGATATGTGGTCACTTAAAGGTGTCTATCGTAATATGACAGAGAGTTGGATTAATAGACACCCACCCAAGGCAACAACCTTAGAGCATCATCACCACAATGTCACCGTTGCAATTTGTGCATACTTAGATGTGCCAGAAGGTAGTGGTAACCTGCAAATTCTTAACCCTTTGCATACATTTAAGTATGCAGAACCTGTTGATGATGGTTATGAAATGCCTAGACAAGACCATTGGATAGATATACCAGTAAAAACAAATGATGTTATATATTTTCCTGGTTGGTTAAAGCATAGGACAGGGGCAAACAATAGTGATAGCAATAGATATGTCATGACTATGAATGTCACAGCATATGAAATGACCAACATAGATAGAGGAGGATATGATGAGTTTAATAATACTATTGGTTTTATAGAATGAAGCATCCATTAATTAAAATATATGATACAGATATATTGGATAGTGATTTGTGTCGTCAAGCAATAGAGTTACCTTATTATCATGGACGCCAAGATTTGCCACAAACTAACATGGAAGAGGTTGATCTTAGAGGGACATACTATACACATGATTTCTATTCAGTAGATCATCATGGAAGTAAACCTTTCGATCAATGCTCAGGTCATCATCTATATCAATGGGTGTTAGACAGACTCGAAGCATGCTCACATGTGCCCGTACCTGCCAGAGAAACATTATATAGTGCATACATGAATGTGCTCAAGCATGGGGATGCACCACGCATACATTGTGATGCACCATACTGGTGTGATAATCAATGCACTATGATAGTTTATATGAATGAGTATTGGATACCTAATTATGGTGGGGAGACTATATTTTATGATGATAAGTTAGATATAGTCCACGCAGTCGTCCCAAAACCAGGTAGAGTGGTCATTTTTGATGGTAGAATACCACACTCAGGACGCACACCTACACCTTATTTCTTATGGAATAGATATATGATGGCATTCAAGTTTATGGGGATAGAGCAACGTAATGAGTTATTGGATGTAGCAAGTAAACTTAAGCATCCATACACAGAGGATGATCTAGGAGTAGCAGGGATGAATCCCTCTAAAGTTAAAGAATTAATGTATGAGCAAACCCTATTATTCTGGACAAAATGAGTATCTAATTATATAATAAATACTGATAATGATGGAGGGACTCATGTTTGCTAAAGATCAAATTCTAGACGAGAGCGAGAAAAATCTGATTAGAAAATGTTTGTTTGTCTATCAAGCAAAAATGTATAAGGATTACAGCGGAGTGCCCCAAGGAGATTTAGATTTGATCTCACAAATTATTGACAAACTACATCTTAAACAAGAAATATTAGATGACCATCCCACTTATCATATCTAATGCCGACCGAATAGAGTTACGAAACATAATGAAACATCTAGAGGTAGGACGCAAAGCAAAATTTGATGGTCTGGAAGGGACTATTGAATTCGTTAGTGATGAGTATATCACTATTTGTGTAAGCAAGAAATTAAATCCAGAGGGAGCACGACAGAAATATAATAAATGTTGTATATGTGTATATCCTAACCAATGGGGAGACGTAGAAGTCGAAGCAATTAAGCAATATGGTAAGTCATACAAAGGGAAGATCGACGATCATCCTGGAAATGATATGTTACCAGAGGTTGACAAAAGATAATTATATGCTATTATATTAGAGGCGAAACAACATTCTTTATTATGTTTGTTTCGTCCCACCTATTTGTGCCAATTAAATAACTGTCTGAGGGGTGCACAGCACCCCATTTTTGTGTTATAATGATTCTAACGACACGAATACATTGATTACACTTCGCCCACATCAGCAAAGAGCATTAAATGCTATGAGCAGATCAGATAAAGGACAAGTTATTGTGCCTACTGGTGGTGGTAAAACATTCATCATGATACAGCACGCTAAAGAGGTTACTGGTAATATTGTTGTGGTTGCACCACGCATATTACTTGCTCAGCAGTTGTGTGATGATTTCATGGAGCATGTCAAGGGACGTGTAATTCATGTGCACTCAGGAGAGACACACTATTACAGCACAACTAAGTCAGACAAAATTGCTGATTTTATTGGTAATAGTGATGACAATAATATTATATTCACTACATATCACTCATTACATAAGATACTTGATAGTGACATTGCTATTGACTGTATCTATTTTGATGAAGCACACAATAGTGTTACTAGAGGATTTTTCCCTAAAACTATGGATGCTAGTCTTGAAGCAAAGAAGTGTTACTTTTTCACAGCAACACCTCGTAGTGCTCGTAAGCAAGAGGGTATCTATACTCGTGGTATGAATAA